AATGGTGTCGCAGACGTGATCGGGAAAACCGTAGGCACTAAGGGCATTGTAAGCGGCTTCAATCATCGTCTTTCCCCTCAACAACTGATCTCGGCGGTATCGTCAGCGCGTCAAGCTCATCGAAGGCAGCACAGGCTTCTTCTGGTGACGCACCGAACCCAGCCACGCCCATCATCAGGTCTTCGCCGTAAAGGGCGCACCAGCTATCGCCATCAGGAAATATCCGGGGCTTCATCAGAACGTGCGGGGCTGTCAAAGCGGCGCGGGTTATCGCCGCCTCCTCACAAATGGCGACCTGAATAATGTGCGCTTCGTGCGAAAAGTCAGACATCTTACTTCTCCGGTTCGTTGAGGGAGGTTGGTGGTTCTGGCAGGGGCATCCAGTGAGTAGGCATATCAAACTCCCGATAATCCGTGCCAAAGTCAGACATATATTCAACGACACGCCAGCCGTCCCAGTATGCCGCCCATGCCTTGCCGGTCCATTGTGCAGTGGCGGGGCAACCGCAATACGGCCCCCATAATAAAACCTCTGTCCCGTCCTTCGGCGCTGTCTCAATCGGTTGCCAATCAGCCATCTAATTTCTCCTTACAAACGGAGGTCTGTTCATCCTGAACAGTGCATCCGCAATGGCCGCGCTCGATGCACTGGCGCTCGGTCCCGTCGTCGCCCATAAAGGGGTAAGGGCAGCAGGCGGCCCTCAAAGCGGTGTCTGCGAGTATTAGGCATTCGCAAGTGCCTTGGCCTTGGCACTCGGCGCGGAACGGGCCGCAGTCTCTCAAAGCGGCAAGCGCCATTCCGGCGCATTTCAGCCTGTCACACATGATCGGCCTCCATTGCCTTGGGGGCGCTACACAGTGAGCAGCGGCTATTCATTCTTTCTCCCCTTCACAAACGGAAGTTTTCATAACATCAACCTCATACCCATAAACCGCCAGCAAACGATCCAGGGTGCGGAGCGTCGGACTGACGCGGCCCATCTCCCAGGATTGCACAACGTTGACATGCACACCTGATGCCTCTGCGGCCTGTTGCTGCGTCCACCCGGCTTCTTCGCGCAGTTGCGTGAGGATTTCCGCGAACTGATCCTGGCGCTTTTTCCTGGGCCTACCCATTAGACCAACTCAACATCTCGGCTGCAATCCGCATGATGAAAATCGTGATGCCAAACCAACCAGCGACACAAATGCTGCCGATCAGGATATTGAGCCATTTACGCTCTCTGGGCGTCATTGATTATCTCCTGATCTCTGTCTGCAATCATGGCAATGGTGCGAGCATAACCGGCAATATCTACCATGCTGTCCTTATGATACGGGTTGTGAACCAAACGCGCCATCTTGACGCCAATCATCGCAAGGGCGTGTCGGACTGCCGGGTTAGGGCAGTCCTTGATGGCTTGGCGGATCAACTCAGCGCGGATGAAATCGTCTCGCGGGTGACCATAATCCTCGCCGCGCTGGTCGGTGACGATGCGGCTGTGGTGGTCAAAGTGTTCAGTGACTTTACCCATTCCTCAGTTCCTTCATCCGCTCCCGCACATCATCGACGCTGCGGTTGAGGTGAATGGCGATATCGCCATGTCCAACGCAGAACTTCACCATATCAACAAGCTCCCGATCCTCCCATGCTTCCCAAGGCGCGAAGCCGTCTTCCAGCGTATGAGGGCCAACAGGCCCGGTAATGGTCTTAACGGTGCGGCCATCTGCGGCCCATGCAGTGAGTGTGAATGTCATTGTTTTTCTCCCTTATCGCGGCCAGCGAAGATACGCTTCAAGGCGTTCTTCATCTCGGCGGTGTTCTTCGTCTTCACGCTGACGCGCCAATTCGGCTAACGCTTCGCGTAACGCTTCGGCTACCGCTTCGCGTAACGCTTCACTTTTATCTGTCATAATAATCTCCTTCGGTGTTGACAATTTGTGTGTAGCATAATACATTTCACACCGTCAACAATTATTTTTAGGAGCGGCTTATGCGGTCAATGTTCGACGGTTCAAAAGAGCAAGCCTTGCATGAACTCTTGTCGGTCATGCGAGAGCAAGGATTAGCGCGGTCTACAGTAGGACGGCAAATTACTGGCGATCCACATTTTATCAAACGTATGGAAGACCCCGATAAAACAGTCTCAACAAAGACGCTTGACAAGGTGTGGCGTTTCATACTACGTAGGAGAGGACAGGCCGAGTTAAATGTCTGAGGGTGCGCTACAGGCGTACTTCAAACGTCAAGCAAAGCAGCATGGAGTGTTGTGGCGCAAGATAAGATTTGAAGGTCAGCGCGGATGCCCCGACATATTTCTCGCTTACGGCGGCAAGGTCGTACTGGTAGAGCTTAAAAACCCTAATAAACGGGGGCGGCTATCAGAACTTCAGCGGCGTCAGATCAAAAAATTAACGGACGTGGGAATTGCGGCCCTCGTCATAGACAACAGAGATGACGTTGACGAAATTATCCGAGAAATCACTACAGCCTAGGCAACTCCGCGCCATTGAGCGCATTACTAAATACAAGGCCACTGTTTTGGTCGCCCCCACGGGGGCGGGCAAGACGGTTATTTGTCTTTCGAGCGTTAAGCGGAATATCCGGCGCGGGAAGCTGTCCCGCGTGATCGTCGCGTGCCCGCCCAAGGTAGTGGGAGTGTGGCCAAAAGAAGCGGCTCGGTGGGAACACTTGGAGGGCGTTACCGTGCGGGCGCTGGAAGGCACCCCGGCGCAGCGAGAAAAAGCCTTGAGGGCTGGCGCAGACGTGGTTGTGGTGTCTTTGAACAACTTGGAGGGGCTTCTGGCGCTGCGGCACGGCGCGGACGGCATCATCATCGACGAGCTATCTAAAGCCGCCGGGAAGCAAACCCGCAAGCTCAACACTAAGCGGTGGGGCGGCATGTTCAAGTGGCGTGTTGGCATGACTGCCACCCCAGTTAGCCAAGACTTTGAGAAATTGCACCCGATGTGTCGGATCATCGACGGCGGTAAATCTCTCGGCACCAATAAGCAAGATTATCTGACGAAGTATTTTGTAAGCGACTACTTGGGCTACAACTGGACGCTGCGTGACGGCGCGGACAATCGGATCATGGGTAAAATTAAGCCGCTGGTTCACCTGATCGAAGATACCAAGGCTGCGGAGCTACCGCCGTTGCGCCAACATACCGTCCGATTTGATATGCCCGTTGAAACACGAAAGACATATATTGAAATGCGCCGACACATGGTGGTGGATGATGTAGAGGCGGTCAATGCCGCCGTCCGAGACGGCAAGCTGCGCCAACTAGCTAGTGGGTTTCTTTATAATGAAGATAAAGAAGTGCGATGGCTGGATACCGCACGGCGGGACGCCGCTGTGGATTGGTGGTTGAGTATCGACAAGCGCCCCGCCGTTATATTTTATGAGTTTGTGGCCCAAGGGGAGAAACTGAAGCGCGTATTTAAGCGTTACATGACAACAGATGTGGAGGGGTTCCTAAAGGGTTCGCGCCCCGTGCTGATCTCGCAGATCGCGTCTCTTAGCCACGGGGTTGACGGGCTACAACATGTCGCGCACCACGCACTTATGTACCACCCGATGTGGAGCCGCGATGCGGTTGAGCAAGCGATAGGGAGGTTGTGGAGGACGGGCGTAAGGCACCCTGTCAACATAACCACTCTTGTTTGCGATGATACGCTAGATGACGCCGTGCTGGCACGGGTTGAGGGGCGCGGTGAGTGGATGGAACTTTTTGTTAAGCACATGAAAGGAGAACAGGATGGCCGCGCATAGTAGATTGGGTCCATCTGCCGCTGCCCGTTGGATGGTATGCCCCGGTAGCGTAGCTGCCACTAAAGATTACCCCTACGAAACCAACATTTATGCTGCGGAGGGGACTGCTGCCCACCAATTAGCGGAGGAGTGCTTGCGTTCGGGCGAAGATGCCGTGGTCCACTTGGGTCGGAGCATTACCGCTGATGGATGGGATTTTGATGTAACGCACGAAATGGTCAACGCGGTGCAGCTTTATCTTGATGTTGTCCGTAAGGATGCCGAGGAAATGGGCGCAGAAATCATGGTCGAGCGTCGGTTTAGTCTGGCCAAAGTCCATCCTGATATTTTCGGTACTACCGATGCGGTGCTTATTAAACCCCCGCTCATCAAAACCTATGATTTGAAGTATGGCCGGGGCGTCGTTGAGGTTGAAGACAACCCCCAGCCCTTGAGCTACACCATTGGCGCTTTGCTAGAACTCGACCCCAGTGGCGAAGTGAAAGAAGCGGAAATGGTGATTGTCCAACCGCGAGTAAGCGATCCGGTGAAACGGTGGATGGTGCCCAGAAAGCACCTAAGCAAGTTCGCAAAACAATTACGCGAAGCCGCGTATGCCACTGAGGCTGAGGACGCGCCAAGGGTTCCGGGCGAAAAGCAATGCCAGTGGTGCCAGCACGCGCCGAACTGCCCGGAGCTTGAGCAGTTTGCGTTGTCAAAGGCGATGATTGAGTTTGAAGATGACGATTTAGTTTTACCAGAGGTCGATGATATGGGCGATAACACTATGGCTGAGGTGCTGCGATGGGTACCTATGATCCGCAGCTATCTTAACGCAGTAGAAACCTCCGCGTATCGGAGGCTAGAGCGCGGCGAAAAGGTTCCAGGTTTTAAATTGGTGGCCAAACGCGCCACTCGCAAATGGGCAGACCCCGATAACGCAGTGGGGGCGCTAATGGAGATGGGGCTAGAGCAGGATGAGTTGTTTCACGCACCCGCGATGCTGTCCCCCGCCCAAGTAGATAAGTTGGTGTCAAAGGACGCCCGCGCCAAGATCGCGGAGCTTGTGACCCAAGAAAGTTCTGGCACCAAGATGGTGCCTGAAGCGGACCCTGCGCCGGAAGTTTTCGCGGGGATAGACAGCGATTTTGCTGACGATTAACCACGTATATAAAGGAGGCCAAGATGGCCATTAAGACACCTACCGCTCGTTCGAGCTACGCCAAACTGCACAAGCCGGAAATCACCAAAGATGGTAAGAAAAAGTATTCTTGCATGTTGATTTTTGAACCGGGTACGGATTTGTCGGCGTTGGAAGACGCCGCCTGGGAAGCTGCCCTGGATTTCTATGGCAGTAAAGAAAAAATGCCTGTCGGCGTGCGTAATAAAAAACTCGCCAAAGGCTCCGGCTGGCCCTTCCGTGACGGTGAGGATCAGGACGGAAAGGATGGCCACGCCGAAGGCGGGCTGTACATTAATGTGTCCACCTACGGCACCGCGCCCAAGGTGGTCCGCAAAGAAAAAGGAGTGCTTCATGCAGTCGAGGAGGACGAAATCAAGTCCGGCGACTACGTGAAGGTTATGGTCACGCCAAAGGGTTTCAAAGTTGATGGTAATTCGGGCATTACGTTCTATATGGGGAACGTGCTGTTCGTAAAAGCCGGTGAGGCTTTGGGCGGTGGCTCCACTGATCCCAGTTCCGACTTCGATGACGATGACGACAGCGAAGTAGCGGACATCGAGGATGACGAGGATGATGACGACATCCTCTGAGAAGGAGGGGGCTTCGGCCCCCTCTACCCTTCGTATTGATTTCGAGACGCGGGCCACTGTTGATTTGGTGGCTCGCGGCATCGACATCTACGCTGATGACCCCAACACCGACGCTTGGTGCATGGGCTGGGCCTTCAACGATGAGCCTGTACAGATGTGGCGTATGGGGGAACCGCTACCCTCACAGGTACGAGAGCATGTCGAGGCGGGGGGTTTAGTCGGAGCATGGAATGCCGCTTTTGAGCTTGGTATCTGGAACAGGGTGATGGTCGAGCGGCATGGCTGGCCGAGGCTAAGACCAGAACAGTGCCGATGCACGATGGTTATGGCGGCGGCTATGTCGCTGCCCTTGAGCTTGGATAAATGCGCTAAGGCACTGAGCCTAGACATTACCAAGGACATGCCGGGCCACCGCTTGATGATGCGGGTCAGTAAACCGCGCACAACGGAACCGTTGATTTGGTGGGATGACGAAGATCGCTTGCGGCGGTTAGAGGAATACTGCGCCCAGGACGTTGAAGTGGAGCGCAGGATCGCCCGTAAACTGCTGCCGTTGAGCGCAACCGAGCAAGAACTTTGGGTGCTAGACCAGACCATCAACCAGCGCGGCGTGCCCGTTGATCTTGCCAGTGTCGAGTGGTTGATTGACTGGTGCAAGCAGGAGCGCAAGCGACTTAACAAGCAGATGTTTAAAGTCACGGGTGGGCAGGTGCGCGACTGCTCGGACGTGGCGGGTCTCGCCCGATACGCGGGGGTTCAGTCCGTCGCTAAGGCGGCATTAGAGGAACATCTGAAATCCGCAACTGGGAAGATTGCAGCGGCGTTACAACTGCGCCAGGAGTTCGCCAAGACCTCCACCAAGAAACTAGAGGCATTCCGACGAGGCACCATGCCGGACGGCAGGATGCGGGGTATCTTTCAGTTCTACGGGGCGGAAAGCACGGGACGCTGGGCAGGACGCCGGGTGCAACCCCAGAACATGCCGCGCCCCACTTGTGGACAGGATGAGATTGAACGCCGCTTGCGCGAGCGTGATTTCCGCTCATTGCGGGACGTATCAGACTGCTTGCGGGCTATGATCGCCGCGCCACAACTGGTTTGCGCCGACTTCAGTGCCATTGAAGCCAGGGTACTGGCATGGTTGTCCGGCCAAGAGGATGTATTGGATGTGTTCAGGGAGGGCGGGGACTTATACAAGCACGCCGCCAGTGGTATCTATAGTGTCACTTATGGGGATGTAGATAAAGATCAGCGGCAGATCGGTAAGGTGGCGGTGCTGGCCCTTGGCTACCAGGGGGCGGTTGGCGCGTTTAACGCGATGGCCCAAAGTTACGGCGTGGTGCTGCCGAAGCCCAAAATCGAACGTATTGTTAAAGGGTGGCGAGACGCAAACCCGAAGACCGTCCAGTGGTGGGCTGATCTTGAGAACGGCGCGGAGCGGGCCATCCGTAAACGCGGAAAGCGGATCGTCGCTGGCGGTATCCCGTTTCGCCATGCAAAAGGCCACCTCTGGCTCAAGCTGCCTTCAGGGCGTATGCTATGCTTCCCACGGGCGAAAATCGGTTCTGTAGAGAAACCTTGGGGCACCGCAGACGGCATTAAGTATGTGGGCGAGAACTCCTACACCCGGAAAGTTGAGTGGTTGACCACGTATGGCGGGAAGATCGCGGAGAACATTACTCAAGCGGTAGCCCGTGATCTTCTGGCGGCTGCGATGGTGCGGGTTGAAGCTGCGGGGCATGAAGTGGTTATGCACGTCCATGATGAGCTAGTGGCGGTCAAGGACGGCGCAGATTTGAAGGAATTTGAGCAACTAATGGCCGAAGCACCGGAATGGGCGGCGGGATTGCCGCTTGCTGCGGAAGGCTGGATTGGTGAAAGGTATCGGAAATGAGTATAAAGCCAATTGAGACAAACTATAGGGGCTATCGCTTTAGGTCGCGGCTGGAAGCCCGTTGGGCGGTGTTCTTCGATGCTCTGGGGACCGAATGGCACTACGAACCAGAGGGGTTTCATTTGGAGC